TTCAATGCCAGCAAATGCTTTTGCAGCTGAAAAAATAACAGGTACAAAACGAGGTGAATCCGTTACAATAGAAAACTTTTTGTCTTCTAAAGATTTGATTATTGCCTCTAATAAGTCGAAACCAAAGTTTAAAACTTCTTTTGTTTCTTTTACTCCTAAAACTTCGTTTGACATATAAATTTATTTAATGGTTACTTGTTAAAAAAGCGAAGAATGGTTGTTTTTAAATTAACGCCAGTGATTACTTTTATGTTTTCCGAAATGCTGTATAGTTCCGTGAATGCTATCAAAAAGCTAACTGAATAAACAATCTGAAAAGGCAGTCCAAAAGTTATACTTGCGCCGTGAAAAATCATAATACCGCAAAAATAGGTTAGTATCTTTTGCGATGTCCGATATAGTCCTTTGCTTGTTATAGGCTCATTTCGTTTCTTTGCCGCAAGGATTCCCGTTACCGTGTCTGCAAAAACTACAAAGATTGTAAAAATCAAAAAATGTTTGATGGGCAGGAAAAACGAGAATAGCACTCCGCAACAAATGGAAAATAACACTCCATCATAACCCATCTTTAAAATGTTATAAATTATTGCTTTCATTATTCCATTTTTATTAATCTTACATCTCCATCCACCGTTGCAAATTTGCCTTCAGCATATTTGTATAAGTCGTATTTAACGGAGTTAAATGTAAATGATATTTGGTTAGTAAATGTAGATAAAAGTAGATTGGTTGAAATTGTGTACACCTTGCCATTATCGGGATTAAATATTAATCTGTTATTATTATTTAATTGGATGTCACCAAGTATTTTTTCATCTTCAAATATTAATCTCCAATTACCAAGTAATTCAACACTATCTCTAATAGAAGTAATGGCAAATATATTTTTTTTATTAAAAGAATTATATAACCTTTGATATTCTTTTAATTCCATTTGTAGTCGCTTTTGATTAACCTCCGGAAAAACAAGGTCGGCAATAATATTGCTTTTATTTTCGCTTTGACTTAGCAAATACCATGATGCAGATATAGAATCGCCAAGTATTTGTTTTGTTGTTTGTATTTCTCCATTGTTATAATAAACATCTTCTACCATTGTATATATACCATTATTTTTAATAAGATACAAAGTATCTTTTACTTCTTTAGGTATTATTATACCTTGAGCAAAATTAAATAATGGTAGTAAAATTAAAAATAAAGTATTTTTCATATTATAATTTTAAAATAAATAATTAATGTTTGACGCAACGAATAGAAGCCGCATAGCTTTTGTTAAGATTATTATTATTAGAAGCCGTAGTACCAACATTTAAATCTTTTGCAATTCCATTACTTTCAAATGTTGAAGATGTCCAAAATAAAGCATAATTTGTAATATTACTAAAAACACCGCTTGGGTTTCTATATCCCGCAGGCAAACCAGTAAAACCACTTTCGTTTGTTGCTCCAGTATTGGGAGATAACCAATATTTTAATGTAGTTAATTTTAATTTACCACCAGCCACACTTGAGCCACCTAAAAATGAATATAATGTTGCCCATTCTGTATCTGTTGAAACATGATAACCAACAGGACAAAGACTATCACTACTTTGTGTTGCCATCCAGTTATAATATGGACCATAAATGCTATAATTTGTTAAACTGTCATTTGAATAGTAATACATTTGTCCTACTAAAGTAGATGTATCTGTATTTGTTTTAACAGGAATTAAAGCACCACTTCTATATTTTTTTGTCCTTAAATTTTCTTTAAACCAAACTTGTGTACCAATCGCAACCGTATTATAAAAATTACCACTTTGGTCTTGAACAGTACCAGCGGCTGAAAAATTATCCCAATAACTATTTGTTCCATTTGATTTTAATGTTGCTCCAATAGTTGTTGATTGTGACTGTGTTGGCAACAAAGCATTTAAAGCTGCCGTTGGAGTTGTCGCTCCCGTTCCCCCATTTGCCACAGGCAAAGTTCCACTAAATCTATCAGACCTCCAATAATTTGTAAGCATCGAAGCCGTGTCGCTTGGCAAAAGGTTTAAACGCAACCATGCGTTACTTGTTTGCTTTTTATAATGCCATATAATATTTGTAGTAGTATCAAGAACCATGTAAGCCATTGTATCAATACTTGGCTTTCTTACGGTATCAGTTGCAGCGACACCCCGATATATAAGCCCATCGGCAGTCGTCTGTTCTCCGAGCGTTATCTTTTGATTGCCATTGCTCGGGTACTGTGCCCATGCAAGGCAAGGCAAAAGGAAGAGGAAAAGGGAAAAAAATTGTTTCATGTTTATGTTTTTAGTTTGCTTGCATTATTACCCAGTTAGTGCCATCACTTACAAGAGTTGCCCATTTGCCAGCCGTTGCAGAAAGAATAGGTGTACTTGCCGAACCTCCTACTAATGGAACAATATTACTTGTTTGTGATACAACAGCATTATTTGTAATTGTTTTTATGTGAAATTCAGTGCCAGTTGATGAAGAAGCGGCAGGAAATGTCAATGTAACAGTGCCTGCATTATTTACAACTACCCATGTAGATGATGTTGTAATTGATGCACTACTTACTGTAACGTTTTCCACTGGTCTTTGAATTGCTCTTTGAAATCCGACTAAACCTGTAAATGTTTTTGAGCCTACAAATGACTGTGTGCCAGTAGTAACTACACCTGCCGCACTTGTTGAAGCATTGGCAATCGTAATAGCAGGAGTTGTAGTGCCATTTGTAACTGAAATTGGTAAAGTGCCTGTTACTTCAGTTACAGTGCCGCTTCCACCTGTTGCAGACAATGTGCCACTTGATAAAGATAATCCTGTGCCAATTGTAACAGTTGCAAATCTATCTGTGGAAGATAAACCTGCTAATCGTGTTGCAGTATAGGTATAATCTTTAAATAATGCTCTTCCGTTAAATTGTGTTATACCTTCAAAAGTTTTATCTCCGCTAAATTGTTGTGCACCTGAACTTATAATTCCAGCTATTCCAAATGCAGCATCTGCAATACTTATAACTGGTGTAGTTGTTCCTGTGGCTACTGATATTGCTCCTGTTCCACTTACACTTGTAACAGTGCCGCTGCCTCCAGTATATTGAGGTATATTTAAAGTAGAGCCTACTAAGGTAGAAGCTCCGCTTGTGCCAGTAGTGGTAAGTGTTATATTATTTTGTTTAGTCGAAAATCTGGATGTTAAATTTAAAGAGCTTGTATCAGAAAAGGCAAATTTATTATTAAAAGTAGTCCAATCTGTTGACGTTAAATATCCATTTCTTGCACTTGTTGCGCTTAACAATTCAATCACTGGAGTAGTAGTTGTATTTGTAATAGATAGAGGATTTCCACTTGTTCCCGATACTGTCACACTTGTCACAGTACCAGCACCTATGGCACTCCGAAACGAAGCTGCAGATAATGCCGAAACACTGTTATCCGCGTTAAACTGTGGAAAGGTAATGGCCGAAGGATTAGTTAAGGTGAACATTGATTGCCCAATAGTTGTACCACCTAAACTTGTTCTGCCAGTCGCTGCTACTAAACCCGTACTACCTCCATCCCATTTTAGTCTATCGGTAAATGCGGTATTCCAATTACTTGAATTGTTTGTGATTGATGTTGTCCATGTTGTGCCAGTGGACAGTGCAATGCCTGCCTCTGGATAGATTGGATTACCTTGCGCGGAGGAAACAGAACCTATGCCCGATACTGTGACTAAAGTATAATTTTCGCCTACTTTGTAAGATGTGGCTGCTATCTTAACTTTGTTTGTATCAATTACGGTAAATTGGTCATTGAGTAATAACTGCCCATTTCGGAATAAAAGAATAAACTGCCTTAACTGAATAGGAAATTTAGGGAGTATAGTAAATATTAAAGTATCACTTGTTGCAGGTGTATATTCCTGTTTAATTATTTTTATTGTATCTCCTCCTATCTCTACTGCCACAATGCTATCTCTCACAAAATCGTAAACAGTAGAGCTATCTACGCGTAGTGTACCAGTAGTTGTAATTGGGCCGCCTAATATACCATAACCACTTCCTACGCTTGTTACTGTGCCGCTGCCTCCAGTATATTGAGGTATATTTAAAGTAGAGCCTACTAAGGTAGCAGCTCCGCTTGTTCCAGTAGTAGTTAATGTAATATTATTTTGCTTGGTTGCAAATCTTGTAGTAAGATTTAATAAAGTAGTATCAGTTAACTCCATTAAAACAGTTAAATCTGCAGAGACTGTGCCAGTGGTTGTTATTGGATTAGGACTAACCGTTATTCCTGTACCTCCAGATATTGAGGTAAGTGATCCGCTGCCACTTCCACCACCACCGCCACGAGGTAAAATAACCGTATAATTCTCACCTAATTTATAAGCCGTTGCACCGATAACAACAGAGGCATTAGTAGGTACAGTGTATTGGCTTGGTAAAAGTATTTGACCATTCCTATATACTTGTAAAGATGTTGTATCGTTTACTACTAAAGTATCTGTTTGTGTCCAAGTTAAAGTGCTTGTTGATACATTTCTGTAATCTTGCCTTGCATAAAATCTGCCGGTTGTATCCGCGTAGGCTTTTGATGCGTAGTTAGCCAACATAGATGCAGTGTCAGAAATATTTAATTTTAGTGCAAATCTGGATATAAGATTTAAAGTGGATGTATCTGCATCCCTAAAATAAGGCAACAACATTGCAGCTGTGTCAGATATATTAACCTTTAAATTAATTCTATTACTTAACGATGTTGTATCTATTGTAGTACCTCCACCACTAATGGCTGCCCATGAACCTTGCTTAAATACATATAAAGAACCGCTAACAGAATCAAGAATAAGATAGGCTTTTACATTTTTATCTGCATAGCTTGTAGGCTTTGTTATTGTGTCTGTCGCTCTACCTCTCCACACCAAGCCGTTGCCACTGGTCTGCCATCCTAATCTCTGCTTATTGCCTGTAATAGGGTAAGGAATGGAATCCATAGAGGCATAAGATATTCCTGCCACCAAAAGAAAAGCAATTACAAGTCCTTGTTTTTTGTTGCCTACTTTGTCAATGGCTTTGCCGATAAACTTTCTTGCTATCCCCATTATTAATTCATTGGCTAACACCTTGGCAATGTTTCCAACGGCTTTTAAAAACTTTTTTTCTTTCTTTGGTGCTTTTATCTCTTCCATACTTATATAATTATAAAAAATACGACATAATTTGAACCATCAAAATGAGTAGATGAATCAATAGTAATTACTGAACCAGCAACGGTAAATTGAGAGCTTATAAGGTCTTGACCGTTTTGGAAAATTAATAATTGTTCCAAATTTGAAGGTAGTACTCCTGCATTTTTTGTAATAGTTAAAGTTGAAGTAAAGCTATTTAAAAAGGATTGTTTAAAGACTTTTGTAACGCTACTATTTTGTGTATTTGGCGTGCTATTTGTTGGCGTTGTAGATCCTGTTCCTGCCACACCTCCAGGCGAATGATTCGGAGTTCTACCCGAATCAAAATCTAATCCTCTAAATAATACTGTTTTTTCCGTGTATGGCATTATGATTGGTCTATTATTTCAATAAATGTACCTTGCACTATATCTGTTTTAAGTTCCATGGTAGCCGTTTCCATTATAAATTTAACATCATTATTTTCAATGGCTACATGAGGATACCATGGATTATTATTATCTAATATTTGAAACGACATACTTAACATCTTTCTTACTGGGAATAACTGACCTTTAATAATTTCATTTACCAATAATTGATTAATGTTTTTTCCGTCACCTATATTTTTTACACGCCAGCCAGTCCCGTCGGTTATTTGCCAAGTGTTACTATCATTTTTTACTCTTATTGCACCTGGGCTGCCTAACGATGGGCCGTCACCAATGAACACTCGTTTTTTAACACTTATGCTACTTGTGTCGTTATTGAATGAACCATAAACAACTACGTCATTTTGCCCGTCCAAATTACCAGCCGCTAAATGTTCCATAAACAAATTACCTAACTCGTAAAATTTTAGGTAGCTTGTAAGTAAATCAGTACCCGTTGCAGTTTGAATCCTACTTATTAAAAATCTTACGCCAACGTCACCACTTTCTGGCATTGTTGGTGTAGTCCAATTTACTATAATGTTATCGACTGTACCACCTGCAGCAGGTAGAGTAGTCGCTCCACCCGGTATTACAAATTTATAATAGCTAAATGTAGTTTCCCAACTTTGAGCAGTAAAAGTGTGTTGAAATCCATTATAAGTAAGATCCCTTTTTAGCCAGTATTTTACATGATTAATTTTAACGTAATTAATTTTCCCGTTAAATGTGCCACTAGGGTCAAACGTTAATTGTTGGGTTGAAATACAAACAATCCTTTCATAATATTCTCCTGTAGTTGTAATACTAAAAGTATCGCCACCCATTTTTAAAACAAGCGTTCCACTTGTAACTTCAATACCAAAAGATACATAATATGTAGCTCCATTTGTAGGAGTAAAATTAGTGTAAACTAAATCACCTGTAGCATTGGTTGCTTTTGCATATCCTAAAGCCGCTCCGCCACCATCGGAAAAAGTCCATCCGCTGCCTAATGTCCATGTGGTAATTTCAGGTGAACG